GAGGCCCGGTGTAGCCGGTGTCGTCGAAGCGGAAGCGCGCAACCGCGAGGGCGCGCGTCGCCGCGGCGATCGGATGCGTCACGTTGTCGCCGACAGCGGCTGGCACTTCGCTCGTACGGAAAACCAGCAATTCGAAGTCGGCGGCGGTCGTGACCGGGTTGCCGCCGGACCCTTCCGTCAGGTCCATCTCGGCAGCCAGGATCTTGCCTTGCTCGATGCCGCGCATGTCCCACGTCGCGCGCACAACCGAGCCGGCGGTGACGTGGTTGCTGACTTCATCGCCAGCCGCGTACTGCGTGGCGTTGACCGCGCGGTCGAACGTGGTGCGGAGACGGAGGATCTTGGCCATTGCTTAGATCGCCGGCCAGGCGCCTTTGAGGATCTTGGCTTCGATCTTTTTCAGCTGGCGGACCAGGCGGCTGCGGCCGTCGGTGCCCTCGTAGGCAGCCTTCAGAAAGTACAGGCCGATGTCGATGCTCGCCGGCACGGCCGCCGCGTTCGCGGTCGCCACGTCGACGTCATCGCCGCCAGCCTGGTCGGCGACGGCTGTCGCCATCTCAGTAGTCGTCAGGGAAAATACGGTCGCTTCGTTGGCCATGCTGTTCCCCTTACGTGCAGGTCGTCGCTACGACCGGGAGTTGTTTCGATACTTCAGCCGCAGCGCCGCCGGCGCCTTCGTGGAAAGCGCCCGAGCGGGCCAGGTAGTCCTTCAGCGCCGCGGCGATCTGCGCGTCCGTGTACGCCTGGCCGAACAGCAGAATCATGTTCGGCGCGAGCTCGACGCGCGCAGTCGCGGCCGACAGGGCGCCGTCGATGTCCAGCGCCCACAAGCCGACGGTCGCACTACCCATCAACTTGAACGACTTCGTGGTGTTCGCTGCTGGAGTCGGACCCTTGAAGTCGGTTGGGATCGCCACGCGTTCGCCTCAAAAAGTGGCCCCGGCGCCCGAAGGCGCCAGGGGTTGTGGCCTGCCCTTACTCGGGCAGGGTGTACTCGACGCGCATGCTGTGCGCGACGCCCGCGCCAAGCACGGTGACGATCGCCAGGGCGATGTCGACTTCCGCGTCGCCAGTCGCGCCGGCGGTGCTGATCGCCGTCACGTAGGCGTCCGCGATGGTCTGCGTGCGCTCGACGCTGGTCGGCGTGACGAGCAGGGACGCGCCATCCTTCTCGGCGGCCATGTCGTACACGGTGGCGAACACGTCGTCGTCGATCGCGATGCCGTCGGGGCGGTACAGACCGCACTTGACGGCGCCGCTGGTCGTGGTCGCGCCGAACATCTTGATGTCGGTGATCTGCGCGCGAACCGGAACCCGGACGAAGGTGTACCACTGACCTGTGGTGCCGCCGGTGAAGTTGCCGGCAGTCAGCGCGCCGTAGGCTACCCGGATCGGGGCGCCCTTTTTCTGCACGCTGTTCTTCGTGACCGGAGTGGCCGACTGGTCGAGCACGTTTTGCGAAGTGGATACGAGAGCCATGTCAGATCCTCCTTAGATCTGGTCGTCGCACTGAACGCGAACGATCTTGCCGAGTTGCGTGCGGGTCGCACCCATCGTCATGCACAGGTAGACCTGCCAGGCCAGACCCTTGTCTTTCCGACGGTCGATGTCGGCGATCATGTCCTGCCAGACGCCCAGGTGCATGCCCGACTTGAGCCAGATCGGGATGAGGCGGTTGCCGGACGTGATGGTCAGGCGCTCGGTGAGCGTGAAGTCCACGCCCATGAAGCGCTTCACCTTGCCGTCGACCAGCACGGCGCTGCCGCCGTAGTCGCGGTTCGCGATCTGCACTTCCTTCAGGAGCGCGTCGTGCTCGAAAGCACCGATGGCGCCGTTGACCGGCTCCATGAGCTCGCCCTTGTTCGCGGTGATGAGGACGCGAACGGAACCCTGCAGCTTGGCGACGTTCAGGCTCGAGGCCGTGCCGCCGGTGTTCACACCGACGTCATAGGTGCCCGAACCGAGCGTGCCGAACGACTCGCTGGTCGTGCCGTTCTCGCCGGTGAAGGCGCTGGCGAAGAAGCCGGCGATGATGATGTCGTCCTGCTTGCGCGCCATGCCGGCCGCGCCTGCCTTGGCGAGCGGGCTGGAGAGTTCGACGATGGAGCGCAGCTGGTCCTGCGAGTCGAGCAGGGTCGCCCACTCGTAGTCGCGCGGGTAGACCCACCGCTTGTCCTGGGCGACGCCCAGGTTCGGGGTGTCGCTGTGGCGGCCGGTCTTCTCTTGCGCGGTGGCCTCGCCGAACTGCTCGACCACGGACGCGGCTTTGCCGACGTACGAGCCGACGGTGACGAGACTGCGAAGGCGGGCTTCGCTCTGCTGAAGCAGCAGTTCGACGTTCGCCTTGTACTGCTGTACTGATGCTACGGTGATGGTATCGGGCACGATGCCCCTCCCGCAAAAATGGGTTCAAACCAGTTTGCGTCGATGTGGCTGACGCTTCGCCGGCTTGTCCCAAACTGCGGGGGCCTCGTGCCAGTTACGCGAGCGCGGGGGCTTTCACCTTGTCCGCAGCGCAACTACCACATAAAAAGTGTACCACACCGCCTCAAGGCTTCTTCGGCAACCCCAAAGTGCCTTGTTTTTGCTGCCCGGTCGTCACCCAGGTCGACCACTCCTGGGCCGTCGCCAGAACGCCAGCCGCCGGACCGTCCTTGTGGACGATCGGCGACTTGGCTGCGGCCTCGATGCACCGCAGCCGGATCTCGGTCGGCGTAGGCTCGCTCACTTGGCCGGGTACATGATGGCGAAGAGATCGGTCTGCTTCTTCTGCCACTTCGCGTTGTCGGGGTGCGTCTTATCCGACAGCGCTTTCATGGCGATGGGATCATTCTTCACGCGATCCCATTCCGCGGACGCCTCCGCCGGCGTCATCTGGCCATCAAACTTCGGCTTGCCGTCGCCGGTGACGAAGCCCGGCTCGCCCATCTTCGCGCCTAGCGCGGCGAAGAACTTCCACGTCCCGCCGTAGCCGACGGTGCGCTCGATGCCGTCGATCATCTCGGGCGTGAAGCCGAGCGTCTTGGCGGCACCCTTCGCGATGTTCATTTGGCGCTCGGTGCCATTGCGCCATTCCGTCTCGAGCGCCTTCTTGTCCGCCGCCACCGACGCCGTGTACTCCGCGTCGGACGCCTTCATCTGGTCGACGATGAACGCGTTGTACTTCTCGTTCAGCGTCTTCGCCTGGCCGGGCAGCAGTCCGATCTCGTGGAACGTCGAGCGCGCGAACGTCTGGAACTTCTCGTCGACCGTGAGGCCTTCGGGCGGCTTGCCGAAGTCGTACTTGTCGGCGGTGGCCGGGCGGCCAAGCTTGTCGAGCACCGACAGCAAACCGGCCGGATCGTCGGCGCGCGGCAACTGCAGCAGCGTGCTCGGGTCCTTTCCGATGAACTTCTCGGCACCCTGGTAGGACTTGATGACGTCCTGCGGGCCGGTCCAGCCCTTGTTCTTGATGTAGTCGAGGCCTGCGGCATCCGTCTCCGGAACACCGTGCCATGCGGGCTTCGCGCCGGCCGCGGCTGCAGCGGCAGCAGTTGCGGCTGCGGCGGCTGCCGCTGCTGCGTCGGGATTTGCTTCGGTCGTCATCTGGCTTATCCTTTAGTTGGGGGCCGGGTTAATTAAAGGCCGAGCTCGCGCAGGCCGTTGATGAAATCGTCGGGGTGCAGCTTCGTCATGCACAAGTTGTCGTCGTACGCGCACTTCGTGAAGTGCAGGATCGTCATGGGCCAGTTCGACTGGCAGCCGTAGCACTCGAGATCGCGCGGCCCGACGTAGCGAGCGCGGAACTCATGCGAGCCGTGGCGCGGGATGTAGCGGTGCTTGGGCAGCGTGGTGCCGCTGGCGAAGATGATCGGCACGTCCGTCGTGCCTGCCAGGTGCAGCGTGCCGCCATCGACGCCGACGACAGCGGACGCGTGGCCTAGGACGTCGCGCAGCTGCAGCAGCGTCGTCTTCTCGCGCAGGTCCAGACATTCGAAGAAGATGGACTGCGGCAAGAGATCGGTCTGCTCGCGCAGCACGACGGGCTTCAGCACGCCGTCGATCTGCGTGTGCGTGTGGCTCGTCTTCGTACCAACGACCACCGGCCGATAACCGCGCTCGATGCACCAGGCCATGATCGGACCGTAGACGCTGGCGTGGAAAAGCTTGTTGTCGCTCGTCGCGCCGACAGGGAAGACGACGTACTTGCCCTCCACCGTCTTCGGGCCGAGCGGCGCGGCGGTCGGATAGCTGCGCTGCTCCATCGTCTCGGGCCGCGCGTTGATGAGGAAGTTGAACGCGAAGTCGACCATGTGGACGCGGCAGCGCGTGTGCGTGTCGAACATCGGCGCGTTGTACGAGATGGCGCCGTCGATCACTTTGCAGCGCTCCTCGTACTTGACGGGGAACGTCATGAAGTCTTTGACTTCGAATGCGCCGTAGGGCTTGAGCAGATGCGTGACGAGATCCATCTGCCACGGTGGAACCCATACGTGCATCTTCACGCGCTCGGTGTAGCGCTTGCGGGCGAAGACGATCGGCGGCAGCGACGAGATCATGTCGCCTAGCGCGGCGTTGTTGAGAACGAAGTTCTGGAGTTCGTGACTGATTACTTGCTTGCCGTCGCGATACATTAGTCCTCGTTGGCAGGGCGCCCGCTGTACAACTCCCACAGCTGATCGGGCGTCAGCCGTAGATGCTCTTGAAGGCGCAGCCAGACCTGGCGGCGCCCTTCGAAGACGAGACTGTCGCGTTCGTTCGCGTCGTGCGTCGACTCGTGCGCTCGACAGAAGCGCGCGAGATCCTTCAACACTTCGTCGGAGTACGGCCCCTTGAAGGTCTGCGTGAAGGCGTAGCGCCGGCGGTTGAGCGCCTGGCGCACTTTTTCAAGCCACTCGATCAGGCAGGCTTCCCTTGGATGGCTGGCGACGCCTTCATGACCGACGCGAGCGCGGGCGCCGCTTCGATCGTCTGCTGCGTCTGCGCCTGCTCGGCGCGCTGCGCGCGGCGCTCGGCGACTTCATCCTCGGCGCGCGTCCACTCAACCGGAGCGCCCATGATGTCTTGGATCGCGGG